GGTTGACCAATGCGTGATGGTGGGCAGATTTACCGGCAGTCGTTCTTGGAGGGTTTGCGGCCTGACCTTGACCTAACGGTTAGCCAGTGGTCGGACATGTACCGGATGCTGTCGAGCAAGGCATCGGCTGAACCTGGGCCGTGGCGGACAGATCGCACTCCTTACCTCAAGGAGATCATGGATTGCATGTCAGCCAATAACACAACGCAGAAGGTGGTGTTTATGGCTGGTGCGCAGTTGGGCAAGACGGAGGCGATCAATAATGTGGTGGGGTACATGATTGCGCATGCGCCTGGGCCGGCATTATTTGTGCAGCCGACGATTGAGATGGCTAAGCGTCTTAGCAAGCAGCGGCTGGAGTCATTGATCAATGAGACACCGTGCTTGGCGGAAAAGATTGCGCCGGCAAGAAGTCGGGACAGTGGGAACACGATGTTCAGCAAGGAGTATCCGGGCGGGATTTTGCTGCTTACTGGCGCGAATAGCGCGACGGGTCTTCGATCTGCTCCTTGCCGTTGGATACTGCTGGATGAGGTAGATGCGTTTCCATCGGACGTTGATGGTGAAGGCGACCCATGTGCGCTGGCAGAACGCCGTGCGTCAACTTTTAGCAGGCGCAAGATTATTTTGACCTCGACGCCAACGATCAGGGACATGTCTCGTATTGAGACTGAGTATTTGGCTAGTGACCAGCGACGATTTTTTGTGCCATGCCCACATTGTGAGCACAAGCAATGGTTGCAATGGAAGAATTTGCAATGGAGGGATGGCGACCCGAAGACAGCGGCTTATGTATGTGAAAGCTGTGGGGCGCACATCCCGGAGCATTTTAAATCGGAGATGCTACGCAAGGGAGAGTGGCGTGCAACTGCCACTAGCGAAGACCCGAGGACTGTTGGGTTCCACCTGTCGTCGTTGTATTCGCCACTGGGCTGGAAGAGCTGGCAAGAGATCGTGATGGAATTTCTGCGATCCAAGAATGACGCACCGCTGCTGAAGACGTTCGTCAACACGATCCTTGGTGAGACGTGGGAGGAGGAGATTGGTGCCAAGCTTGGTGCTGATGGTCTGGCGGAACGGGCTGAGTTTTACCCCGCCAGTGAGATCCCGCGTGGTGCGTCGGTTGTTACTGCTGGTGTTGACGTGCAGGACAATCGTGTCGCGGTCGGGATTTATGCATGGGGTGGCGGCGAGGAGTGTTGGCTGATCAGCCATGGAGAGATTTACGGCGATCCAGCAGGCAGCAAGTTGTGGGAGCAAATCGATGACCTCGTTTTAAGGGACTATCCAGTGGAAGGCGGTGGCACCACACGGGTTTCGGCCATTGGGATTGATTCTGGTGGCCATTACACCTCAGAGGTCTACACCTATGCGCGTAGCCGACGAGGTGATGGTGTGTTTGCTTTGAAGGGGCAGTCTGTCCGGAACAAACCGCCTATTGGGAAGCCTTCCAAGGTGGATATTAGCTACAAGGGCAAAGTGCTCAAGAATTCAGCGGAGGTGTACCCGGTTGGAACGGACACGATCAAGGCAACGCTGTTCGGGCGGTTGAAGCACAACGAGCCTGGGCCTGGGTACATCCATTTCCATGCGGAGGCTGGGCATGACTACTTCAAGCAATTGACGGCAGAGCGACAGGTGGTGCGATATGTGAAGGGGTTTGCGATCCGCGAATGGAAGAAGAAGGCGGGGGATCGTAACGAGGCGTTGGACTGTTTCGTGTATTCGTTTGCGGCATTGAACTTTTTGTACATGCGATACAACCGTGCGACTATTTTCGAGCAGTTTTCGCGTAAGCTGGGCAGCGTGCCTGTAAATGCGCAAAAAGCGGAGCCAGCACCGATAGAATCGGCCTATCGGCCTCAACGGCGACGCAATGCCCGGCCCTCCACATCGTTCGTAACAAACTGGTGACCATCCTTGTTCCTGAACTGATCTACGCCGGCGACACGGTCATTTTTGACGTACCGGAGTTTACGGACTCGATCGGCACAACGATTAGCAGTGGGACGTACACGTTGAAGTGGTATGCGAGGACCAATACGGCATCTGAGGGCACGACGATCACTGGAGCAGCGGAGAGCACTGGTTGGCGGGTGACGGTGCCGGCAGCGACGACGTTGACGTTTGACGCAGGGTTGTGGTCGTGGCAGGCGATTGCGACGTACTCAACGCTGCAGTACACGGCTGGGCGCGGACAGTTTACGGTGAAGGGCAGCGCGGCTTACACGGGGACGCCGGGTGCGTTTGATGACCGATCTCGCGCTGAGATTGACTTGTCTTACGTTGAGACAGCAATCAGGACCTTGTCGCAGGGCGGCATGGTGCAGGAATACACGATCGGAAACCGCAACTTGAAGCGGTATAAAATGCCTGAGCTGCTCCAACTGAGGGATGTCTTGAAAGCTGAAGTGGATCGTGAGCGACGAGCTGACAAGATTAGGCAGGGCCTCGGCAATCCCGGCGTCGCCCGCGTGAGGTTTACCTGATGGCACTTTTTGGCTTTGGTCGTACCGCCGGCCTAAAGAAGGACTTGACAAAGGCGCACCAGCGTAATTTGAACTTGAAGCGTGCATATGCTGCTGTCGCAAGCAATCGTCTTACTTCTGACTGGATCAGCCTTGGCACCAGTGCCGACAGTGAGATCAGGAACAGCCTTCGACTGCTTCGCAATCGCGCTCGCCAGTTGGTTCGTGATTCTGATTTTGCCAAGGCAGCATTGAGGGCAGTCCGCAACAACGTGGTTGGTACTGGCATCAAGCATCAGTCGCAGGTGCAGATGGCGCGTGGCGGCAAGCTTGATGATCGTTTTAATACGATGATCGAGAAGCAATGGAATCAATGGACGTGCGCTGATACTTGCCATGTTGGCGGCCAACTGAGCTGGGTTGAAATCCAACGGTTGTCGATCACGTCAATGTTGGAGTCGGGTGAGGTATTCATCAGGCTGATCAATCAAAAGTTTGGTGATAGCAAGGTGCCGTTGGGCCTTGAGGTGCTCGAGGCTGATCTGCTGGACGATGACTACACAGGCATCGAGGCAAACGGCAACCGTGTTCGGATGGGCGTCGAAATCGACAAGTGGGGCCGGCCTGTTGCTTACCACTTCTTGCGCAATCACCCTGGTGACTACCAGTTCACTGGGTCGGCTGTGGTGGCAAGACAGCGCCAGCGAATTGTTGCACAAGATGTCATTCATCTTTTTTCGGTGGAGAGGCCGGGTCAGACCCGTGGTGTCACGGCATTTGCGTCGGCGATCATGCGGCTGCGGAACCTCAGTGGATATGAGGAGGCTGAGATTGTGGCAGCGCGGGCTTCGTCAGCAATGATGGCGTTCGTGCGTACACCAGATCAGGAGTTGTTTGAGGATGGCAAGTATCAGGACGATTCAGTTCTGGACTTTTCGCCCGGCTCGATCCGCCGTCTGGCACCTGGGGAGGAGATGCAGTTCTTCTCGCCCACCCGGCCGGATGATGCATTCACCCCGTTCGTAGCCCAGATGCTGCGTGCTGTGGCATCAGGCGTTGGGTGCTCCTACACGCAGATCAGCAGCGACTTCAGCCAGAGCAACTACAGCTCCTCGAGGCTGGAGCTACTCGAAACCCGTACGCATTACAAAACATTACAGCAGTACCTGATTGAGGCGCTTTGTGAGCGCGTCTACGAACGCTGGATGGAAATGGCAGTGCTGGCAGGTGTTTTGGTGTTGCCTGGCTACGAGCTGGATCCTGAGCGGTACGAGGAGTCCAAGTGGATACCACCGGCTGCGCAATTTGTTGATCCACAGAAAGAGGCTGATGCCTACAAGTCACTGATTCGGAGCGGGATCATGACGCTGTCGCAGGTCATCGCCTTGCATGGCGGTGATTTTGACGATCAGATGCGGCAACGTCAGCATGAGCTTGCAACTGCTGATGAGCTTGGGATTGTATTGGACACTGACCCTTCCGAAGTATCAAGCAACGGTGTGGCGCAGTCAGTGCCGGTAGCACCGACTGAGCACCCTGCAAACCATGAAGAGGATGAGGAGGAGTAATGGCACAAGTAGGTGACAAAGAAATCAACCTGATGCCAACCGAGGGCATGAGGACTGAGGCGGAGCGTTATCGCGCATGGAAGGCTGATGGCGAGCAAGGCGGCACCGAGGTGGCAGCACGCAGGGCCAGCCAGATCCTGTCAGGTGATGAGCTAAGCCCAGACACCGTGATCACCATGGCGGCATGGTTTGCGCGACATGAGGTGGACAAGCAGGGCCAAGGATTTACACAAGATGAAGACGGTTACCCATCGCCTGGTCGGGTAGCATGGGCGGCATGGGGGGGTGACCCCGGACAATCATGGAGTGCTATGAAATCAACTGCCATCAAAAAAGCACAAGACCGGGCAATTGAAGAGGTTGTGGAACGTGCTGAGCCCGGCACCCTAAAGGTTGGCGATTTTGTGGAATGGGACAGCAGTGGCGGAATGGCGCGAGGAAAAATCACCCGTGTGATCACAGAAGGATCAGTGGATGTTCCTGATTCGTCTTTTACCATCAATGCGACAGAGGAAGACCCTGCTGCTTTGATTCAAGTTTACCGGGACAATGATGGTAGCCATGAGGAGAGTGACACGATCGTTGGTCACAGATTCTCGACGCTTACCAAGATTGCAGCATTACGCTTTCTAGAAGGCAAGACGCTTAGCAGGTCAAGCAGCACTGAGTTTGCCGAGGGAGACGATCGACGTGTTGTGTTTCCTTTTGCAAGCGAGATGCCTATAGAGCGTTATTTTGGCATGGAAGTGCTAAACATGGACGAGGATTCCATGGACCTCAGCCGTTTAAATGACGGCGCCCCCCTTCTGTTTCAGCATGATTCTGACAAGATTGTTGGTGTTGTAGAGCGTGCCTACATCAAGAATAAACGCGGTTACGCCGAGGTCAAGATGGCCAACAACGAACTTGGCCGTGAAATGCAAGAATTGATTAAAGACGGCATTCTCCGCAATGTCAGCTTTGGCTACAGGATCAATGCAATGGAAACTGACAACAACACAGATCCAATCACCTATCGCGCCACGTCATACCAACCGTTTGAAATTTCGCTGGTGACCGTGCCAGCGGATCAATCCGTTGGCATTGGTCGAACCCTTACTATAAGTGAGTGTTCAACTACGGCCTCAGCCGTTACCAACCCACCACTCTCGGAGTCAACACCCGTGGAACCTACCTTCGATTTGGAGGCGATCCGCGCTGAGGCCGCACAGGCCAAGGCAAAGGAGCTTTCCGAAATGATTGCCCTCGGCAATCGGACCAAAAACAGCGACATGGCCCAGGAATTCATTGCGAATTCCCGTGGTCTTGAAGAGCTGCGTACCGCCCTTCTTGAGAAAATGAGTATCTCCGCCACGCCTGTGCAAAACAACGCTGCCGACATCGGCCTGTCCCATGAGGAGACCCGGTCTTTCTCTTTCCTTCGCGCCATCAACTATCTCGCCAACCCTGCTGATCGCTCTGCGCGTGAAGCTGCTGGCTTTGAAATTGCTGCTTCTGAAGCTGCTGCCGCCAAGCTTGGCCGTCAAAGCCGTGGCATCACGATTCCCCAGGAAGTGCTTCGCCGTGATCTGA